GTGTGATCGAGGTCATCAAAGAGTTCGAGATTCGAGGTCGCGAATGCAATGCGCTGTTTGTCGATGGTGGTGGCATTGGCGGTGGTGTGGTCGATCAGCTGCGGGCGCTTGGCTACGATCCGCGTGAAGTGCAGTCGGCATCAAGTCCAACCGATCGGAGCTATGCCAACAAGCGAGCCGAGATGTGGGGCAACATGCGCGAGGCGTTGGCAAACGGTCTATCGATTGTCGATGACCGCGAGCTAAAGGAAGACCTGACCGGACTCGAATATGGGTTCACGTTGCAGAACGCCATTCTGCTCGAAAAGAAATCCGACCTAAAGAAGCGTGGTGCTGCATCGCCCGATATGGCTGATGCCCTGGCGCTGACCTACGCGCAACCTGTTGCACCGCGTCAAATGCCTCAAGGCATGACGATGCAGGGCCGAATTAATCACGATTACAATCCATTTGAGGAGAGATTTTGATGTGTATGGGAGGAGGAGTCCCGGCGCCCGCGCCACCACCACCGATCCAACCGCCAACACCGGCGCCAAAGCGAACGGATGACGCTGTCATTCGGGCGCGGCAACAAGAACGCAACAAGGCCGCGCTGGCACAAGGTCGGTCCTCCACGTTGCTGACGACCGGGCAACAGCTGGGCGAAGCGAACACGACCGGCAAAACATTGTTGGGTCAATAATAGATGGCGCACCCGCTGCACACCGCAAAAGAACATTTCGAGCGCCGACGCGGCGCGCTCGAACTTGAGCGATCGTCATTCATTTCACATTGGAAAGAATGTGCCGAATTCATTGCACCGCGGCGCGGTCGGTTTGAGCGTACCGATCGCAATAGAGGCGAGAAACAAAACAAAAAGATCGTGAATTCGGTCGGATCGATGGCGCTCAAAACGCTGTCGAGCGGCATGATGGCGGGCATTACGTCACCGGCACGGCCATGGTTTCGACTGTCAACGCATGATCGATCGAAGATGGAAGCATCAGAGGTACGCATTTGGTTGAGCGACGTTGAGGCGTTGATGCGTGAGATATTTGCGTCCTCAAATCTCTATGAGGTGCTGCCGATTTTATATCGAGAGTTGGGACTTTTTGGGACCAGCGCCATGAGCGTGGTCGAAGATTTCGATGATGTAATCCGCTGCTATCACCATCCGGTCGGTGAATATTCGATCGGCATAAATGATCGATATGACGTTGATACGTTTTATCGCGTGATCGATATGTCGGTCGGTCAAATTGTGCAGCGGTGGGGGCTCGACGCTGTAAGCAGTGACACAATGCAGCTGTGGAAGGAGGGCAACGTCGATGCGTGGCGGCCGATCGTCCATTGCATTGAGGCAAACGACGATCGCGACCTGATGCTGACCGACAGCAAAAACAAAGCGTATCGGTCGGTCTATTATGAGATGGGTAAAACGCATGCTTCCGCGACCGGCGAGCTATTGAGCGAACAAGGGTTCGATGAGTTTCCGGTTATGATTCCGCGGTGGGAACTGACTGGCGGCGACATATACGGAACTGATTGCCCAGGCATGACGGCACTCGGTGATATCCGCGCTTTGCAAATTGAAGAAAAGCGTAAGGCGCAAGCAATCGATAAGCTGGCAAGCCCGCCGCTCAAGTGTCCATCGTCGCTTCGCAATATTCCAGTAAATTCACTGCCGGGCGGCCTGACGCTTTACGATAACGACCAGGCGCGTGAGGGACTGCAACCGATCTATCAAGTGAATCCGCGCATTCAGGAATTGATGGCGGATATCCAGCAAGTCGAGCATCGAATTAATAGAGCGTTTTATGCTGACCTGTTTTTGATGATTGCAAACAGCGATCGAAGACAGGTCACCGCTCGCGAAATCGAGGCGAAGCAGGAAGAACGACTATTAGGACTCGGGCCAGTGCTGGAGCGCGTTAATAATAGTCTCCTCGACCCACTTATCTCTCGCACGTTTGCCATCATGGCAAGAGCGGACATTCTGCCGCCAATACCTGACGCTTTGCAGAATATGCCGCTCAAGGTCGAATACATCTCAATCATGGCAATGGCGCAAAGAGCGATCGGCACTGGAGCCATTGAGCGGACTTCGATGTTTGTCAGTCAGCTGGCACAAGCTGATCCAAGCGTGGTCGATAAGATCGATCTCGATCAGGCGATCGATGAGTACACCAGCATGGTTGGCGTCGATCCTCGGATTGTCCGAGATGATGAGGTGGTTGCCGAGATTAGGGCGCAACGCCAACAAATGCAGCAAATGCAACAGATGGCTGAAATGGCGAAGACCGCGAGCGAAGCCGGTCGGAACATGAGTCAGACGCCAATCACGAATGAAGCGGAAGGCGCAGAACGCAATGCGCTCCAGGGAGCAATGGGACTTGAGTGAGGAAAAGCCGTATGACGCAAGCGATGAGCAACAGGTTAAATCCAAAAAGACCAGGGCTAAAATCGATCGAGACAATCAACTGTCGTCAATGCGGGACATCGTTGAAAGCGACGGCGGTCAAGAGTTTCTCTGGCGGTTGCTCGCTCGATGCAAGGTCTACGAAACATCTTTCACAGGAAACTCGCAAACCTTCTTCAACGAGGGAAAGCGAGAGGTCGGTTTATGGGTATTAAGTGAAATCGTGGCAGCGGACCCAGCTGCCTACGCGAAAATGATGATGAAAAACACAGAGGAGTTTTTAAAGAATGGATGATCAGGAAACAGTTTTGACAGCGGCGGAAGATATCACCGAACCCGTCGATGTAGCTGATAACGATCAGACTGATGCCGTGGATGTATCACCGGAAGACGAGGCGACGGCGCAAGCCGAAGGTTTGTATGACGGTAAGTCATCTGCGGATGAATCTGCTGAAGACGCGGAACCAGAGCAAGACGCTAAGTCGGACACGCAAAGTGACGAAAAGCAAGCTCCTGACGACTACGAAGCGTTCACGCTGCCGGAAGGCGTGGAGATGGATGATGGTGCGCTGGATAAGTTTAAGCCGATCGCTAAAGAAGCCGGCTTGGATCAAGCAAACGCACAAAAATTTATCGACCTCTATGCACAAGCAGTAAGTGACGCGACAGAAAGTCAGCAAAAGGTTTGGGCTGATACGCAGCAGCAATGGGTTGACCAAGCTAAAGCCGATCCAGAAATCGGTGGAGCGAAGTTTGAAAGCAATCTTGGAGATGCCAAGCGGGCTTTAAAACAGTTTGGGACACCCGAACTTGACGAGGCGATGGCATTGACCGGCGCGGGAAATCACCCGGAATTCATTCGGTTAATGTCAAAGGTCGGCAAGGCGATATCGGAGGATGCGATGATCCCTGGTCGGGCGGCTACAGGTCCGAAGACCGCGGCGGAAATCCTCTACCCAACCATGGGGCAGGAATGATCATGCCCTTTTTTTGCAACGGGCGATGACAAAAACGCAATGCGTGTTGTCATTGTCAATTAGGAGTAAGTTAAAATGGCGGCACTTAGCGTAACCAATCCGACGCTTGCAGATGTTGCGAAGCGTATGGACCCCGATGGGAAGATCGACACGATTGTTGAAATTCTCAACGAGACAAACGAAATTCTGGAAGATGCGACGATGATCGAAGGCAACTTGCCGACCGGTCACCGAACCACAATCAGAACTGGTTTGCCGACGCCAACTTTCCGGAAATTGTATGGCGGCGTCCAGCCAACGAAGTCAACTACTGTCCAGGTGACCGACGCGACGGGCATGCTCGAAGCCTATGCTGAAGTCGATAAAGCCCTTGCTGATCTTAACGGAAACAATGCTCCGTTCAGGTTGTCAGAAGATCGGGCGCACCTCGAAGGCATGAACCAAAAGTATGTTGATACTTTGTTTTATGGTAACGAGGGAACTGAGCCGGAAGCGTTTACCGGTTTCGCTCCGCGGTTCAATTCGACCAGTGCCAGCAACGGCGAGAATGTTATTCTCGGCGGCGGGTCCGGAAGCGACAACACCTCGATCTGGTTGGTTGTCTGGGGTCCGAACACATGCCATGGCATCTATCCGAAAGGCAGTGTTGCCGGTCTGACCATGACCGACAAAGGCCAAGTCACCATCGAAGACGTTGATGGGTCAGGCGGTCGAATGGAAGCATATCGGACGCATTATCGCTGGGATTGTGGACTGACTGTCCGCGATTGGCGTTATGTTGTCCGGATAGCCAACATCGACAAGTCTGCGTTGACTAAGGACGCTGCTTCTGGTGCCGATCTGACCGACCTGATGGCGCAAGCCTGTGAGATGATTCCATCTCTTGGCATGGGCCGGCCGGCGTTTTACTGCTCGCGCACGATTAAGTCGTTCTTGCGCCGGCAGATTGCCAGCAAGGTTTCATCGTCAACGCTGACGATGGAGCAAGTCGGCGGTAAGTCGGTTGTCACCTATGACGGCATACCGGTTCGCAGAACGGACGCTTTGGCACCGGATGAGGCGACTATCTCTTAATCTGGTTGATGACAAAAACGCAATTGAGTACAATTGCAACAAGGAGAATTGATATGTTAATGGACTCTCGACTTGAGTTTGCCGACGCCGCTGACGGTAGTCAAAGCGCCGGCACCTACCTCGCCACCAACCAGATTGATCTGGAGGTTGCTCGCGATATGGGCAACGGCCAGCCAATGTATTTGGTGATCCAGGCGGATGCGGCTTTTGCGTCATCCGGATCGGCAACCGTTCAATTCCGGCTCCGGTCGGATGATTCGGCGGCAATCCACGCGACGACTTCAACCGGTCACGTTGATACCGGTGCGGAGGCGTTCACTGTCTGGTCGGCTGGTCACACCAAGGTGATCCCGTTGCCGCTGGAAGGCAATCAGTACGAGCGATATCTTGGATTGCAGCTGATTGTCGGAACCGCAACGACCACTGGCGGAACTTACTCGGCGTTTCTGACGCTCGATCCGCACGGCTGGCAAGCGTATCCGGATGCTACCAACTAGGGTCGCATGAAAGTCATTCTGAAACGTGACTTCATCCTCGGCGCAGAGCGAGTCTCTGCGTCGAGTGATCCTGTGGACATACCGGACGGTACGGTTTTGCCGCGTGATGCTGTTGTCGTTGAGCCGGCTAAACGCGGCCGGCCTCGAAAAGTAGAGAGCGAAAAATTTATAGGTGATTAATGCCATCGATTTCGAGCGTTCAAATTTGCAATATGGGCCTTTCCCATATTGGCGCGAAAGGCTCGATCGAAAGCCTTGATGAAGCGAGCCGCGAAGCACAGGTGTGCAAGTTGTGGTTCGACTGGTCGCGAAACCAAGTTCTGGAAGATTTTAACTGGCCGTTCGCCAGGAAGCGCCAGACCCTGGCGTTGCTTACGGAAGCAGCACCGGACGAATGGTCTTATAAGTATGCGTATCCTAGCGATGCGGTTAAGGCGCGGTGGATCGTTAACCCGGTCGGCAAAGAAGCTGATGCGATCCCGTTTACGGTCGAGACAGTTATCGATGGATCAAGCAAATGCATCTTAACCGATCTCGAAAACGCATCACTGATTTACACGTTTGATCAAACCGACCCGGCATTGTTTAGCTCTAAGTTCATCGACGCGCTGTCTTATAGGGTTGCCAGCAATATTGCTTTTCAGATCACTGGCGATCCAGAACTATCCAAGCAAGTTTTTCAAATCTATCAACAGGTATTGCGATCGGCCGGCGGGTCAGCTGCCCAGGAAGGCATCGATCAAATCCCCCGCGATAGCGAATGGATTCGCGCCCGGTGGTAAAGTTAATCCAACCATCGTTTGCTTCTGGTGAGATCGCGCCGGCACTGTATGGTCGCGTCGATGTCTCTAAGTATTCGATCGCGCTGCGAACGGCGAAGAATGCCCTAGTCTATTCGTCCGGTGGCATTGCCAATCGCCCAGGTACGGAGTTCGTGGGCGTTGCGAAATCACATAGCACGGCGGTGAGATTGATACCGTTCGAGGCATCCTCGACTGATACATATGCGTTGGAATTTTCAAACCTGGCTATGCGGCCGATACGAAACGGCGGCCACGTTTTGGAGGCGGCGAAAACAATTAGCGGTGCGACACAGGCAAACCCTGTGGTGATCACTGCAACCAGTCACGGGTATGAAAATGGCGACGAGGTCAGGATTACTGAAGTCGTTGGCATGACCCAATTGAACCAGAATCGTTTTCTCGTATCCAATAAGACCACAAACACATTCGAACTTCAAAGCCAGGTCACAGGGGTCAACGTAAACGGTTCTGGGTTTACTGCTTATTCGAGCGCCGGCAAAGCGGAGCGGGTCCATACGATCGTAACGCCATACGCGCATGGCGATCTAGCGGAGTTGAAATATGCACAGTCTGGCGACGTTCTCACCCTGGTGCATCCGTCATACGATCCGCGGGAGTTGTCGCGCACCGGGCATACGACATGGACATTGTCCACGCCGACGTTTGAGCCGGCGATCACGTTCCCCACGGGCCTGTCTGCGAGTCCCGCAACGGGTGGTTCGATTAATTTCGCTTACAAAGTGGTCGCGGTGGCGGAAGACACGCTGGAACAATCCTTGCCGGGGATCGTATCAACCACGGCAATAACAGCGGCGACTCAGGCCGATCCGGTTGTGGTGACCAGTAGCAGCCATGCGCTCAACGACGGTGACACAATACATATGGCCGGCGTTGTTGGCATGACAGAATTAAACGGCCGGCGGTTTGTCGTTGCTAACAAAACCACAAACACTTTTGAACTACGCGGTGAAGATGGAACAAGCCACACTGCTTATGCAAGCGGCGGCACGTTTGCGCGAGACTTTACGTCTGCCAATTCGGCTGCCATGTCATCGAGCAATACCATTACGATCAGCTGGACTGCGGTCGATGGTGCCGAGAAATACGACATCTTTAAAGAAGACAACGGGATATTCGGGTTTATCGGCTCAACGACTGGTGTGTCGTTTGTGGACGATAATATCGAGTCAGACTTAACGGACACACCGCCGCAACAGAAGAATCCATTTTTCGGTCCAAACAATAAGCCAAGCTGTGTGAGCTACTACCAACAGCGCCGGGTCTTTGGAAATACGAATAACAAGCCGGATACTATTTTCTATACGCAAACCGGCAATCAATCGAACTTTAATGTGTCTAGTCCGTCGCGTGATGATGATGCGATCACGGCCGCGCTGTCGGCGCTACAGCTGAACGAAATACGTCACTTCGTACCGCTGAATGATTTGCTGGTGTTGACGAGCGGATCGGAATGGAAGGTTAATGCCGGCAGTGATGTTGCGTTTTCCTCAAGCACAATTAGGCAAAACCCTCAGACCTATATCGGCGCGAACCATGTTCCACCGCTTATCTGTGGCGGTGCGGTATTGTTCATACAGGATCGCGGCTCGATGGTTAGGAACCTGGGCTATGCGCTTGAGTCCGACAGCTACGTTGGCGGTGATCTCACGATCCTGTCCTCGCATTTGTTCGAAGAAAAAACGATCGAGGAGTGGGGCTATCAGCAAATACCGCACTCGATGATTTGGGTTGTTCGATCGGACGGTGTGCTGCTTACGCTTACATATAACAAGGAACAGGAAGTCGTCGCCTGGACCCGGCACGATACGCTTGGCGATTTTAAATCTGTCTGTAGTGTGCCGGAAACGACTGATATCGAGGATGCTGTTTACTGCGTGGTCGAGCGTAAGGTTAACGGCAATACCGTCCAATACATCGAGCGGGTGCATACCCGACACTTTAATGATGTGCGTGATTGCTTCTTTGTTGATAGCGGTTTGAGCCTGGACAATCCTGTCGCTATTACAGCTGCAACAAGTGCTAATCCTGTTGTCATCACGGCGGCAAGTCACGGTTTCGAAAACGGTGACGAGGTCGATAT